CATCAATCATGGTCCCTGCCTGGTGAAACACCCGCAGTTATGCGCAAATAACACCTAATTAAAATTACAACCACACACCATGCAATACTATTTACAATTTTTGCCCGGCATCGCTGACTCAGTCGCGACTGTCGGGTCTGGCGAACCAACTCATATGTTGATCACATTGTTTCTGGCTTCATTGTTTGTGGTTGTAATAACCACTATTTTACTTACACGACGTTACTTGCTTCAAACGACAGAGGCGCCCTTGGCGCCACCCAGTTACCCGTTCCCACCTTTACACCAACCTGTTGCAGTGCCACACACTCTTTTGTTGAACATGATGGATGGTCTAGATTGGGATATTGACCGTATAGTAGCCGCGCCTGAGGTTCTAGTTCTAGGGGAAGATGTTACCACTAGGAGATTCGTTCCGGACCTTGGGAGATCAAAACGCGGGATTGTATATAATTTAGTTCTCCTGATGCGTATTCGCTATGGCCTATTGCGACCGACAGTCGCGAATAGGTTATTGATCCGTCAGGCCATCTCAAACTGTTTAGACACAGATGAGATGTTTCAAGACCTGCGCCTATCTGATAGGGCAGGTGTTGTCAGCGTGGCCACCGTGATGTCATTTGTACCAACTAAGGATGATATTGCTGCCGAGGCCCTGCTGAGCAACCCGGACGTCGTGCGTCGAATCGCAGACTTCCGTGACCCGGTCCCTGTCTCTCTGCCTTGGAGGGTATGGACCTGGTTGATCGGCCCTGACCCGGTGCCCCTCCCCCTCTGGAGGCGGTTCATGCACTGGTGTCTACAAACCCGTCCGGCTCTCGTGTTTACACACGAGGCTTGACGGGGTCCCGTTTATCGCTGCGGCCTTGATTCGAAGTCTTCTAAAGCTCTTCTCAACCATGATCTAATGGTTGAAGTTCGAACAAGGAGTCGGCTCCGCGTAAGGCGTAAACTGGACAAGCCGATCCGATCTCGCAAACTCTACCAGGTGGTTGGTGTATCATCTGGAACAGAAATGCGAGTGCACAACAATTGTGTTACTAACGTGTTGAGGGGAATTCTAGAGCGTGTACTTTTGGTGCCCACATCGGGTGGGTTCTCACGTACGCCTCGTCCCCTCTTTGGTGCTTATAGCACGCGGCTGGCCAAGTTCAAGGCCAGGCTTCTCTCGGTCCTTCATTCGACCGCCAAGATGAGTGTAGTTGACTTTGTCAATTCGTATCATGGCCGCAAAAGGACCATTTATGAGAGAGCGGCGGATAGTCTTAGTAGGGATTGTATCCGCACTAGAGATGCTGACATCAAAATTTTCGGGAAAGCGGAAAAGCACAACGTCTCCCGAAAACCGGATCCCATAATGAGGATGATCAGTCCTCGGGACCCACGTTACAACATAGAGGTAGGGGTTTACATCAAACCTCTAGAACACCAAATATACCGGGCCATTGCTGACTGTTTTAAAGAAACCACAGTCACCAAAGGCCTTAACGCAGAACAAACAGCTTTATTGCTACGTTCAAAGTGGAGCCGCTACAATCGACCTCGAGCTGTAGGGCTTGATGCTAACCGCTTTGATCAGCACGTCAGTGTCGATGCACTGACCTGGGAGCACTCCGTATACTTGGCCGCGTACCGCAACGATCGTAAGTTGCAGCAGTTACTATCTTGGCAACTTGTCAATAAATGTACTGCACGCTGTCCTGATGGCACTATTAAGTATACGGTGAGAGGAACTAGAATGAGTGGAGATATGAACACTGCATTAGGCAATTGTCTAATCATGTGTGCACTGCTCTACTCTTATGCGGACTCCCTCGGGCTCCTCAAGAAATTGTCCTTTGTAAATAATGGGGACGATTGCGTAGCAATTGGCGAAGCACATGACATTGATCGATTTACTCAAACCCTGGTGCCCTGGTTCTTGGACATGGGATTTAGTATGGCGGTGGAGCCTACCGTCTCTATCTTTGAGAAAATTGAATTCTGTCAATGTCAACCCGTATTTGATGGTCATTCCTGGATCATGGTACGTCAGCCCTCTGTAGCCATGGCAAAAGATAGCTACAGCATCAAACCACTCGACTCGCGATCAATTTACCAGAAATGGGTTGGCGCTGTCGGGGAGTGCGGTGCGTCTTTAAGCGGCGGCATACCAATCAACCAGGAATTTTACCAGTGTTTCATTAGAGCTAGTCATGGCCGTATTCTTAGAAACGACCTCCTCTTGGACACCGGTTTCCACCAAATGGCGCGTGGTTTACATCGGCGGGTGGGTGATATAACACCAGCCGCACGCGCCAGCTTCGCTTTAGCATTTGATATAATCCCTGACTTGCAACTGGAAATTGAGAGACTTCTAGCCAAGTTCACCCCAGAATGGTGTGGAGCAGGCCCAACCGATGAACCATCGGTGGGTTGCCCATGGGTGTTTGATTTGCGTGCCAAGACCAGAAATTGGATGTGGTAAGACACATGTTAAAATCTATGGGGTCTGTCCTTATAATTGCCCAAATCCGGCTTTGCCGAGCTAACAAGAATGCCGAGAGACTACACGGAGCTCCCAATAGGTTGAAGACAGATGAATAGTCCCGTTGCCGTTGCGGTATCCCATACTAACGATGCCTAAAAGAAATAATAATAACAGTAATCAACGTAGCAACTCTAGGAGACAACCTAAGAAATCAAACCAAGTCGTTCAAAGAATGCGTGAGCTCTCTATAGCTCAGCCACCTAAACCCAAGAACTCTTTCCTAGGAGATCTTGGTGCCCTAGCCGGGAATGGTATATCCAAGATTTTCGGTCTAGGTGCGTATAAGTTATCCATGAATACAGTGTATGATGACATGGTCAATAACACCGTCCCAGTAATGCACTCCACTAGTGAGTCCGTTATCTTTCGCCATCGCGAATACATCGGTGACGTGTTTTCAACCACTGCATTCGCAACCACCAATTATAATGTCAATCCTGGTCTGTCTGCCACATTCCCGTATTTAAGCAACATCGCCCAAAACTTTCAGGAATATAAATTCCGTGGCCTCGTTTTCGAGTTTAAATCCACAAGTGCCGATGCCTTAAACAGCACTAACACTGCGCTTGGCCAAGTTATCTTGGCCTCCCAGTATCGTGCTGACGCCGCTGCCTTTATTAATAAAGAGCAGATGTTAAACGAGATGTGGTCAGTTAGCACTAAACCGAGCAACAATGTTTTGTTGCCCATAGAGTGTGACCCTAAAGAGAACCCTTTTGCCATCCAGTATGTTCGCTCTGGAACGGTTCCGTCAGGTCAGGATGAGAAGTTGTATGATCTATGCAACTTAGTCGTTGGAACATTTGGTTCCCAAGCAGCCGCCAATGTGGGTGAACTGTGGGCCACTTATGAAGTTGAACTTCTAAAGCCCCAGGCCACCGGGATGCTTGGTTTAAACACCCCTTCGTTCCATATGTATGCCAGCTCCGGCGTTTCCACGTCCGCTTATTTTGGTGCCACTGCAACCAACACCGTTGCCTTCGACAACATTGGTATAACCATTGATGCCGACGGTATCATTTTCCCTATCGGGTCTGTTGGTAAGTATTGGATTTGTATAACTTATGCCGGCTCCTCTGCCACTTTAGCTAACCCCACGATCGCGACTGATTCCGGGTGTACAGCCAGTTACAACTGGCTAAACGCCGGCACCAGCTATAACGTTACCTCTAGTGGCACTGGCACTAAGATGATTTTAAATACAGTCATCGTTAAAACTGACAATACTGTCACCGCTCAAGTTTCCTTGAGTGGTGGCACATTGCCAGCGTCAATTACCGCATTCGACTTGCAGATAGTCCGCATGAATTACAATTGTGTGTGACCCCAGACTAGTTCCCCACTGGTCGCCGTTAGGAAGAATAATGATAAAACCCCGTAAGGGAGCGCTCGGGATGCGCTATATAAGTGTGGAATTAGCCCACCTCGTCTGATCACCGAGGCCCTCAAAGAATAAATTCGCGCTGCTGTCAACAGTGTGTCTCCTAACGATGACCTGTGTAGCATACTGTTCAGCTGCACAGAGTACTACTTGCACCGCAGAGCGGTGCTCACGAACCACGTCCCTAATGCAAATTAGGGGGGTAGCGGAGGTTCGGCCGACGATGCATTTCCTCGATGCTTATTCACCAG